TGTCGAGAACTGAAACTAAAAACGATATTATTACTGATGAGTTTACTATTACTCCATTAGATACTTGTAAAGATATTGTAGTAAACGGTATAACGTACAAAAACGTTGTTTTAAGGTACAAAAATACAAAAGATAACACTATACAAGTAAAAGATATAAAAGTGTCTAAAAACGAGTTAAAAACACAAGACACAAAAGTCACTCAAAACAGAAAAGTTAAAGATATAGAGAGAACTTCTAATCCATTCTTAAAACTATTATGGTTATTAGTTCCAATTGGGTTATGGCTGTTTTACGAATTTAAAATTAGATAATATGGCAGATAAATCTAAAATGAAATGCAATAAACCTGTTTCTTCTGACAGAAAGGGTAAAAAGATGATGGTTAAGGCTTGTTCTAATGGCAAAGAAAAGTTAATTCATTTCGGAGCTGATGGATATGGTCATAACTATTCCGCTGAAGCTCGTAAGAGTTTTAAAGCAAGACACAATTGTTCTACCGCAACTGACAAGATGACTGCAAGATATTGGTCTTGTAAAAAACTATGGGCAGGAGAGAAAGGCTCTAAATTACAACCACCTAAATAAATTAATATGAAAAAGAACTCAAACAGAAGGTACAGAATGGACAATGCTACTGCTAAAAGAATAGGTGCATCTATAAATAAGAGCCGTAGATATATGATTTCCAAAGAACAAGAAAGAAAATTTATCGCTATTAAGAAATAATTTCATATATTTGGAACTTAATATAAGAGAAATCTCTTATAAAAACAAAAAATATGATAAAAAACAATGAAAGGCGGTATCGATTTAACCATCATATTGCTAACAAAATTGGAGTTTTAGTTAATCAAAGTGGTCGCTATCGACTAACTCCTGAGCAAGAGAATAAGTACTTCAACATTGTTCAAAACCAAGAGCATATTAAAAGGCTTTTCTTTGACATCGAAACTTCTCCTAATCTTGTTTATGCTTGGAGGATTGGTTACAATCTAACTATACATCCCGATAGCATCGTAGATGAGCGTAAAATTATATGTATATCTTATAAGTGGGAACACGAAGATAAAATCCATAGATTAACGTGGGATAAAGATATGTGTGATAAGCAAATGCTTATTGATTTTATATCGGTGGCTAATAAGGCTGATGAAATGATTGCACACAATGGGGATAGGTTTGACATCAAATGGATAAGAACACGTTGTATATTCCATAGGGTTTCAATGTTTCCGCAATACAAGACATTAGATACGCTTAAAAAGGCTAAAAGTGGCTTCAATTTCAATTCCAATAAGCTGGATTACATTGCACAATTTTTAGGAGTTGGAGCAAAGATTAAGCATAGTGGGTTTGATATGTGGAAGGAAGTAATGAAAGGCAATCCTGATGCACTTGAGGAAATGGGTAACTACTGCGATGGCGATATAGTTGTCTTGGAGGATGTATTCTTAACGATGCAGAACTACATTAAACCAAATACTCACGCTGGAGTTATAAACGGTAATCTTAAATATAGTTGTCCTTCTTGCTCAAGTGAAAATGTAATCTTGCTTAAAAATATAGTTACCGCTATGGGAACTGTTAAGAGATTAATGGAATGTCAAGATTGTGGTCAAGTTTACGAGATAAGCAATTCAGCATACAAACTTCATTTAGAAATGAAAGATAAGTTTAGCTAATGCGGTAAATAAAGGCGATAATCACCTCAAAGAATAACCCCTAATAAATAAATCTATTAGGGGTTTTTTAATAATATTAACTACTTTTCACCTTTTGTAACTGTTTTTCACGTTCTTTACACTTTTCTAACAGTTTTTTTGCTACTTCTCTTTGTTCTGCTGCGTACTCCCATATAGAGAGTCTTTTTGTTATTGGGTGTTTGCTGTAAGCCATTCGTTTCTAAGTTTTTTAATGAAATCTTTAACTGCTCCTTCCATTTCCAATGGTACACGTACTTGTATAATCTTGAATGGATAATCTAATTTCTTTCTTCCAGCTCCTTCTCGAAATCCTCCTTGTGTGTTACTCATTGTCGTTTTGTATTAAGTTGTAAATGTATTCCAATGTTTCAATTTCTCTCAATTGAGCATCTATCAATACGAGTGCATCTGCCACTCCAATCTTCCAAAATGGGTCATTATCCATTTCTCTTTTTGCTACTTCAATCATAGCTCCTATTTTAATCATTGCATTTTCTTTCATAATCTTGTTTATAATTTGTTTCCTTTTTTAATGTTATCTATCGCCCAAAGTGGTTGAAAATTAGTATAATGATTTAATCTTATTAATTCTTCTTCATCTTTTGCTAATGATACAGGATAAATATGGTCTAAATGCCATTTTCCTTGATTTTCCCAATTCATTCCTTTTGTAAATTGTTTTTCTAAGTGTAATTTAAATTCTTCAAAAGAACATCCTAATATTTTATAAGATTTAGATTTTTTAGTATATCCATTTCTTTTAATTGATAAGTAAAGTAAAGTTGATATATTACATCTTAATTTATATAATGGGTCTGTTATTCTTTTATTTTTATAATATTCATTTATTTTTTCTTTATTGTTAAAAAAGTAGTTTTTAAATTTTTCTTTATTTTGTAAATTATACTCTTTTCTATATTCTTTTCTTTTTTCTTTATTATCTAAATGATATTGCTTTTGTTTTTCTTTATTGTCCAATCTCCATTGTTTTTGTTGTTCAGATATTTTTTGTTTATTATCTAAACGATATTGTTTTAGCTTTTCTTTATTATCTAATTGCCATTGTTTACTATATTGTTTATTATATTCTTTAATTTTTTCTTTATTATCTAAACGATATTGTTTATTATATTCTTTAACTTTTTCTTTATTATCTTTCATATTTTTCAAGGTAATTTGTCCAAATTTCTACATCAAATCCGTTTGTACGGAGGGTATCTATTACATATTGTTGGATTGGGGATATAACTCCTTTGGGTTGTTTAACCTCAATAAACTTAACATCTCCATCTTTAAGACACATTAAATCAGGTATTCCATTCATCGATGTTTTTATCAATTTAATTACCATCCATCCATCTAACTCTAACTTTTTCTTAATCTGTGTCTGCCTTGCTGATTCAAGCATTTGTATTGATTATTATTGGTTCTATATATTCTCCTAATTTATAATTCTCATTTTGACCCTTTGGATATTGCTCTATTTTATATTTCAATTCACTAATATACTTTTTCTTTTTTGATTTAGTACTACAAAAATAAATATATCTATGTTTTGAACTTCTAAACTTTCTTAATCCATTCTGATTATTATTATCATAGTGCCTTGAGTGTTTTCCTCCTTCAACGTACTTATCAGTTCTACTTACTGTTTTTCCAGTATAAATCCAATTTGTAGCTTGGTAAATATATCCATTATGATTCATTTGAGTGTCAGCGTAACTTACAATTATTAAATCTTTAGTTTTTAATTCATTTAAGCACCAAGAAACAAATTTTGATAATTGTATTTTAATTTCTCCATTAGTACATAATCTATTTAACTCAAATACTTTACTACTATATTCTATTCCGCAAACTCCAATACATAAACTATTACTCGCTGGTTTGCCAAAAGTGCATACCGCTTTCAATTCATCATTTTCAAAGTAACCAAAAGAATAAGTTATACTTGGTTTTCTTCCCGAATAATGTAATGGAAGTAAAAAATTTACTGCTTCTTTATAATTTATTTCCTTAAACATATCCTATTATCATAATCACATTCAAACTCTATTAATCCACTTCCATCTAAATAAATAAATGTATATATCCAATGATACTTTCCGTACTTATTTGGCATATCCTCATTTATTCTAATCCCACTATATCTAATTTCTTTTCCTAATGGAGTCAGCTGGATGCGTTGGTCTAACCAATAATCACGCTTTTGAAATGTAATACATTCAGGAGGTAATGGAACAAACTCAATTGGTTTCTTTACTTTCATTTGACAAATGTAATACTTTATTTTGAATTACAAAATGTTTTCACGTTTAAAATTTGATAGTGTGTAATTTTTTTTACTCATTACCGATTTGTAGATATTGCGTTCTATACCTCCTTGTGAGAAAATCCAATATATATCGTTTGATGGTCTATCAGAAGTCGTAAGTCGTGAACGTGATTGCCAATAACTTGTAGCAGAAAAATCAATATTGTAGTACACTAAATACTTTGCGTTTTTTAAACTTATACCTTCACGACCTGACACGATTTGTAAAGCTATACATTTAAAAGTATTATTAAACTCATCCAAATCTTCTGTTAAATCACTTCCATAAATGCTTTTTAAGGCATTTAGTTCTTCCTTAAATTTGTAGAAGATAGCAATCTTATTAAATCTAAATCGTTCCTCTATAAACCTTGCTTTACTATAATCAATTACCATCGATGTACCATCTTCAAACTTACAAGTTCCACTTGATAATTGGTGTACCTTCTGCATCAATTTAACACCAGTATCGCCAAGTATCAATCCACTTTTACCTTGCACTATCTTATCACGTTTTAAACGCTTAATAATATCATAGGTAATATCCTCCATTCGGCACTCTAAAATATGTTCATTAACTTCGGATGTAAACCCAGCTTGTGCTTGTGTAAAAGTTATAATATATGGTTGTACACTTTTTAGTATTAACTGCTCTTTACCATCCTTATAAACTTTAACTCTTGCATATCCTAAATTCTGTTCTGTTACATTCACATAGTCATTCGCCCATTTGTAAAAGTTAGTGTAATGTTTGAATGGGCTTTTATCTGTTACCTGCAATTGATGATACCATTGGCTGAATGATTCAGGAGTTGGTGTTCCTGATAAAAATATCATTGGCACTTTACTAAACCTTTTACGGATGTCCTTTTGATATTTACTTGCTTTTGGAAACGCAGCTAATCCGTGAGCTTCGTCAATTATAACTACATCAAAATCATTATCATAAATCGTATGCAAAGATTCCTTGTTGATAATAGTTAGGTTGTATAAATACCCAATGTTGTCGTAATCACTTTTGATTGA